AAAAAGCGAATACAATCATATACATTATTATACTGAGAATGATCTATTCAACCATGCCGTAGAGTTCATCATCAATCATGAGGGATGGCATGGTAAGGATCATCACCCTTTTGTGGGATATGGCCACAAACTAACCAAGGAGGATAGATTCAATCATAATATTTCCCACTCTTTCGCAAGGGAACTTGTGATAAAAGATCTCAAACAAAAATGCTCGGTATTCAAGGAATTCGGAAAGGACTCCTTGCTTCTAGGGATACTGGCTTATAACGTGGGAGAAGGGAATGTCAGAAGATCGGAAATGATCAAAAAGATAAGATCCGGTAACAGATCGATCTATGAGAACTATGTCAGCTTTTGCAAGGTCAATGGTAAGATAGTTCCCTCAATCAGAAATAGAAGGATAAAAGAGTACAAACAATTTTTCAATAAAACAAAAATAACAAGGAATGGATTTAAAAGTAAATGATGTGGTAATCATCGATGAGATCCCGGATAAGGATTTGAATTTCCTGTCTGGAAGATTGGGGATTATAACCCAAGTATTAAACAGCCCGGCACGCAAGTCTAGGGGTTATATCGTGAGAGTTGTCGGCTTAGGGGAAGAGTTCGAGCAAGAGTGGTTCATCGATATTCAGTACGTTAAACCAAATAATCAATAGAATATGTATATAACAACACAAATTGTAAAAGCTGTTCCAATGACAGCGTATGAATACCAAATATCCCAAGGATATGAAGGATGTGAGGATCTTGAGAATATTAACGGATACAAAATAACCGATGATGATGGGGTAATGGAATGGATCTGTGAGTATGAGTTTAAAAAGAGATATAGGGGTATCATGGGGCAAATGACTTTCGGGGATGCGATAGAGTATCTGAAGAAGGGATGCTTGGTTACAAGAAAAGGATGGAATGGCAAAGGCATGTACCTATTTATTAGACCAGAGGATACTCTTCCACTGGAAACAATCGTAAAGGGCAAGTCATTACCAGATGCATTCAAGGATAAGGTTCTTGAAAACCCAAATACGGAATCAGTAAAGTTTGGAGCCTATATTTGCATGAAATGCGCAGATGGTTCTATATGCAACGGTTGGTTAGCGTCACAGACCGACATGTTAAGCAATGACTGGATGTTAGTCTTAACCAAAGATCATGAATAGACTTTTAGCGCTAGGAATATTTATCAGTACCATACTAAATATTTGGCTTTTTACTGATCGAGGTAAATTAATTGAGTCTAGGGATAAATACCAGCAAAACACCGAGACTCTCTTGGCTGATATACGCCAATACAAACTAGACTCAACAAGAAGCGCAACAGAGACCTCAAGATTACAGTTGACCATAGAGGAATACAAGAAGTACAGGGAGGAAGACACGAAAATCATAAGAGATCTAGGAATAAACATAAAAAGGCTGAAGGCTTCCCTCCAACATCAAGTGTCGATAGATGTACCTATCGATGTGCCCGTAAGAGATAGCATCATTTACAGAGATTCGCTTATCAAGGTTCCATCGATCAAGTTATCCAATAAATACGTAAGCATAGATGCTACAATCGAAAATAACACGTTGAAAGGATATATGTCACTGAATGTATGGCTGAAGCAGTTTGTATACATAGAGCCAAAACACAAGTTTCTTTGGTTTAGGTGGGGGATTAAAGGGATCAATCAAGTAATCATCTCAGATAACCCATATGTAAAAATCAATTATTCAGAATTTATAGAAATCAGTAAAAAATAAAGAAGTATGTTAGAAAAAGTATTGTTTTGGAGGGTAAACTCAACAACTCTGACCTCCGACCTTAATTCGGTAAACAACGTATTCATCAAGTTGATAACCAAACTAGAAAAGATCCGAAAGCGTCTTTCAGTTGTCTCGGAGAAAAACCAACAACAAATTACCAAACTCCAGATCGAGAGAGACAAGTTATCCGTGATCGATCGTGATATTCAAACTCAAATCGAGAAATACGAAGGGATGATAGTATAGAGTTAAAGGGGCGTTAAGCCCCTTTGTCGTTAATAGACTATTCTTAATAAAAACCAAAACACGATACAAATGGGATACAAAACTTTAGTCCCTCCCAAGGACTTAAAAATCAATTTCTCCCCTTCGCCAAAACAATTCGAGCTATGGAAAGCGTTACAGCCAGAATGTCATATATGCGGTGGAGAGATAAAGAACGTATATATAGGAACAGACGATCATGGGAATAAACAGTATGTTCCTGAATGCTCATCATGTGGTAATAGGAACATACCCCAGATGATTCTCGGAGGAGGAGCGGCTGGAGGAGGTAAGGCACAACCCTATTCAGCCAAGATACTTACGCCGGAAGGATGGATAACAATGGGTGACGTTAAGATAGGAACAGTGGTGTCAACCCCAGATGGAAAGACCGCCAAGGTGATAGCTATCCATGAGCAAGGAATAAAAAAGGTTAACAAAGTGATTACCAATGATGGATGTTCTACAGAATGCTGTGACGATCATTTATGGAAAGTATATTACAAGAAGAGAGACAAGACTTGGATCAAGGGTGGATATGATGAGAGGATTATGGATACAGCTACCATAAGAAAAAGACTCAAACATGGAAACCTAGCTTTCATCCCTACCGTGAACGAGCTAGAGTTCGGCGGGAAGTTTGATAACTATATGACCGCCTACTCTTGGGGATATTACATCCGAAATATCATGCCAGACCCTAATAACTTCAAGAGATCAAATCACACAGAGATCCCGCAAGACCTAGTTACCTCCAGCCTTGAGGACAGAAAAAATTTCTTGAGAGGATTGCTTAAGGAAGTAAATATAAGGAGTACCGGCAAATATGAGTTCATGAGCCGATCGGAGAAATTTGCCAATCAATTGCTGGACATCCTTAGAAGTATTGGAGCCATAGCTACCGTAGTCAAGAGTAAGGGGAAAGGTAGAATTATAAAATATTTCGTCCGCTTCTCATTCGATCCAAGGATAAATAAAATGACAAAACCGACAACCACGCCAGCTCATAGGAGATATATACGAAGCGTGATCGAGTTGGACGAGCATAAGGAATGCAGGTGCATAACGCTTGACAGCGATGACCAATTATATATCACCGATGATTTTCTTGTCACCCATAACTCATATGTTGGTAGCGCATGGCTGGTGAGCAGTTGCATGAGGTTCCCCAATATACGAGCCGTGGTAGCACGTAAGACTATCAAGTCTCTGAAGGAATCAACGTTTGTTACCATTAAGAAAGTAATGAAGGAATGGGGATTGAAAGAGGATGAGAATTTCTGCATAAACAATATAGAGGGAACGATAACTTTCTGGAACGAGTCTGTTATCATGATGAAGGAGATGGCCGATCTTCCAGCGGACTTGGATTTTTCCCGTTTTGGTTCTATGGAGGCTACCTTGGTTTTCGTTGACGAGGCATCCGAGATTTCAGAAAGGGCAGCAGACGTGATGTTTTCCCGTATTCGTTGGAAAACATCGGAGACATTCAAGACACCCAAGATGTTCTTGTCTTGTAATCCGGCGGCATGTTGGTTGCGAGATAGGTTCGTACAGGACAATGATGGCAATCCTGTGAAGTGCAGGGATGGCGAGGTATTTATTAGGTTCTCTATATTCGATAATCCGGATGAGAGTTTCCGACAGATATACGAATCTTCGCTGAATAAGATCAAGGATAACGCTACAAGGGAACGTCTTTTATATGGAAACTGGGATTTCGTTGAGGCCAATGAAATGGCGCTATACAAAAGCTTCTCGGGTGACAAGCATTTGATCCAGAACTTGAAAGAGAATGTATATGATCCGATGAAACCATTGATCCTAGGATTCGACTTCAACGTATTTCCGCACATGACATGCGAGGCCGTACAAATCGATTGGGAGAATAAGAACGTGTATTTTTTGGAGGAATTTCTTGGGAGGCCAGAGGAGAAACTTAACAATACCCCTAAGTTTGCCCAGTACGTAAAGGATAAGTTATTGGAATCAAAACATATCGGAGGAGTGGTATTGACGGGAGACCCCGCTGGATTGGCCAGAAACACACAAACCGAGGATGGCGTAAACAATTTCACCATTATCCAGTCTTGCATGAATAACACCATATTAAGACCAAAACAGAACATATTAGCTAAGCAACCACCTCAGAAGAACCGTGTTGATTGGATCAATGAGTTATTCGATGGTCTGGATGGGTGGAATATTTATATTGACCTAAGATGCAGGAAATTGACCGAGGATTTGGTCTATCAGATCAGAAATGAGGATGGGACAAAGAACAAGCAGAAGGTCACTGATCCAAAGACAAAGGTCAGATATGAGAAATATGGTCACTGTTTCGCCGCTGGAACGATGATAACCACTAAGAAGGGAAAAATACCTATAGAGAATGTAAATGTTGGCGATTACGTATTGACAAGAGAAGGATACAAGAAAGTAACTTTCTCAGGGGTAACAGGGAAGAACGTAATGGTTAAGGATTACTCCATAGGGGATACAAATATTACTTGCACTCCAGACCATCCTTTCTATACAATAGAGGATGGCTTTACAGAAATAGATAAGATAACACAAAAAACATTTATAACATGCGAGAAAGCAGAGATGCTCTTTGTAAGGAAATCAAATGAAAGGATTATAGATAAAGTCTATGACATTACGGTAGAAGATCTGCATGAATTTTTTGCGAATGGTATATTGGTTCATAATTGCACAGATGTCGCAGACTATGTCCTCTGTACTTTCCTATCAAAAAGCTGGCTAAAATACCAACGAGGAGGACAATCCGGAACCGTATTAACAACATCAACAATTAAACCGCAATTCAGTTATTAAATGGAAAACAACAGATTTTTATTGGATAATGATTATTTAGAGATAATCACCAAGGAGGCCCTAGATCAAATGATTCAACCGGGAAACGAGCATAAATTCATCAAAGCTGAGGAATCCGCAGAGATGTCTATATTGGAGAATCTAGTGGAGAATTATGAGATAGAGAACGAGTTAATGAAAGGCAAGGCTATCAGGAAGTACGATAGAAGGATCAACTATCCTGTAGGCGCATATATCCAGTACGAGGACAATATCTACAAGGTGATCCGTTCTATCAGTGGCTATAAGGTTCCCACCGACAAAATTTATTGGGAAGAGTCAATCGAGATCCAAGAACTTATCAACGCTGATCCTTATTCCCAACTAATGGCCTATCGACCGGGAGATTTAGTCTGCTACAATGGGATCGTATTTGAGTGCATGCTTGAGAATGGTTACGAGTTCGATGACATACGGATACCATTATCAAGCTGCTGGAAGAAAACAGAGCCATCTGAGTGGACTCCTACCCCATTCCTGCTATACGATCCGGTAAGCTGTAATGGAAAGTTCTATCAACTGTATAAGCTGGCTGATTACGATGAGACAATATCGCCAGACTTGTTACCTCAATGTTGGGGAGAGATATTGCCGTATGATCCTAATTATAATGAATATGAGTTATCGCCACATGAGTTCGTGGTCTACGATGGGAAAGTATTCTATCCAGCATTGAACGTGAATAGCGACATCCCAGAGATAGGAAAGAATTTGGTGCTGGAAGATCCCAGACATAAGAATATCAAGAAGCACATGGTCAGATTAGCCCTTTACGAGCTGACCAAGAACATTTCTCCCAATAATGTATCCATTACTAGGTCAAACGATTATGAGACCTCTATGGCTTGGCTAAGGGATGCAAATAGACTGAAGATAAACCCTATGATTCCAAGAAAAGTAGATAATACCGGACAACCAGCTACGGATTGGGGAGTAGCCACTTTCCAGAAGTCATATGACCCTTACTTAAATCCTTGGCAGGTATAATAACAAAGAAAGTTCCCCCAAAAATATGGATTGGGGGGGGTTTAACCAACCTTAACTATATTGCCGGTACTCAACCGATGACGTAAAGGTAGGGATTATTATACGATGAACTATTTATTCCTCATGTTAGACAACATGCTCACGCATTGAATTACAGACGTTTCATTCCTCACAAAAATATAGAAATTTATATTGTTAGGTTCTCAAGAAGAGTGGTTCTAAGAATACTTAAAACATTAAGCATTGTATTCCAGTCTCAATACCTTTCTTAAAATCATCTTGGTATTTATCTTTTTTCCATCCGCTATTTATTAATATTTTCATTCCACTTTCAACTAACAGATTTATATGATCAGTTAAAAGAATAGCCACATTTTGAACATAAGTAGGTTCGTCTTTAGTTAATGAAAACTGAGAATCTATGGGTATAACATTCCCATTTTCATCAATCAACATATTTTCACCATTTCCATCCCAAGCATTCCATGAAGAATCGCTAGACGAATGAGCCGAAGAATGAGCTTCAGCATCACTTTCCGAAAATCCCAGTCTATCTTTTATTCCAGACAAATCAAACCTGTCATAGTTTCTTGTCAATAAATCCATTACTAAAATTTTACCCAAATCAAAACATGCTGTTTTTCGTTTTTCAATATCATGAACATTATCAGAAAAATCATAAAGATCCCGTCCTCCAACTTTGTCCATCAACAAAGCTGTTTGTGGATCAATTACTTCTCCTTGTTTATTTTTATTGTTTACATCACCTAGTGCTCGTTTCACTTCCGACCATAAAAAATCTCTCTTATTAATAATTCGAGCATTTGCAGTTTTCAGACCAAATCGTTCGGTGGCTATTCGATCTAGTTCTGGAGCTACAGCACCATACCCATTAAATTTTATGACAAACCTCTCGTCACTTCCTATTAACACACCATCAGCTCCCCCTTCTGACCATCCATATGTTAATTGACAGACTTGCGACGAACGATAGTTGCTTATTCGTTCGAATATCAAGGATTTATCAATTTTATTCATAGCCAATTGACTACAATGTCCATTAATAAATTCAAAATGGTTAGTGGATTGAGATCTATTATCTACAATATGTCCTCCACCACCTTTCGATTGCTGCAATACCCTAGAAGTAGCCTCTTTATGTTGTTTTTCTGTTTTCATAATCATTCGATTTAATAATTTTCCAAATATATGGAAATCATTTGAAAAGAGGGAAAATGTTATTGTTTAATAACAAAGGAGATACTTTTGTTTTGTAATTTCCTTACATATTACAAAAATTAAAAAACAAAAGATACGCTATGAATATCATCAAAATATTCTTATTCATTTCCTTCCAAATAATCATTTAAGTACATCACTAAATCTTCTTTTCCATTTTTTTTAAAAAATCCTCGAGGTCCTCCTTCATATAAAAAAAACCCGAAACCGAATGTTCCATCTTCACGTCCTATGGTAGGTGATAAA